GTAATATAAAGCCAAAACAGAACTATCGGCCTCAAGGTCGGAAGTTATCTAACACATGAATAGCTAAGGGTTTTGGCGCCTAATTTAGGCAAAAGTCAGGGCATATCCCACCGGCAAGATGGGATACCCGAACTGTAGGTCATCACGGGCAGCCAGATACTCTGGAAAATCATCACTCGGAGTAATGCCGCTGGTCGTACAAACGACCAGCATACCATTACTTGGATATAACAATTGAGTATACGGGTACTCGATCAACTGCGGAAAAGTCAACCGAACCATTCCATCTTCTGGAGACACATAACGCGTTCCTGAATTAAGAGATTCGTTGACGAAAACCTTCCAACTTGTTCGAGTGTCTGCATCACTGGCAAATCGATACTTAAATCCTCCTGAACGGAAGAGAAAAGCAGATCGCCATGATCCAAAATGGGTGCTACGGAAGCTTTGATAAGCAGCTCCAGCAACGCCGCGTCGATCAAGATCAGCCCAGTCCCATCCAACGATCATCTCGCCAGGAATGAAATTGAGCTGACTGTATCTCTTACAGATATCAGTAATAGGCCCAAGCATTTCTGCAGTAGAAAAGCCCCTGTCGATGTCATAATGACAATTTTCACCGATAGGGGGAAAAGTTTTCTGAAAAAGAGATCCGGGTGCAGCTTGCATCTCCTCGAATCCCTCCAGATCCTTTTCTTTTTGTTTTTGTTTAAAATTTATCTTCCTCGCTTGAACAACCGAGGCACTTTCGTTACTCCAGAACGCGGCAGGCACCGGGACCGGGTAAGCGAACTGAGCGTCATCGCCACCAGCAACCCAGGCCAGACAATAAATTGTCGGATCCTGGACCGTGTCAGTAGTAGCTATGACGGAGTCGATAAACAACCTGAAATACGGAATATAATCAGGTGCTGAGCCACCTCCTTGAGACCACCATCTGGTATTCAAGTAAGGCAGGGTAATACTATCGACAGTATCACCCTTCACGTTAATAACGTGGGAAATGCCATTTGTATAATCAGTCGGCCACACAGGCTCAATTCCTTGAGCATATGAACCATACTGAAGAACAAAACGCGCAGAAATGAAAGACGAGGTGAAAAATTGCAACAATAATTTCACTGATCCCCTAAACTGCGCGGCTGAGAGAACTGAAAAGTCTAACGGAATCTTCATAGTCGAATCATCCGGATGTCCTTGAATCAATTGAACGGTCCAGGGTGAACTAGTCGACGTAAAAACTTGAACTGCAGATCGCAGCGCAGGTATACGCGAATAGTCAGAGACTGTCCAGTTCTTACTCATAGGCATCCTCCCATGACCTGGATCAACGTAACGGCTTTTATAGACTCCAACAGAAACATTAGAGTCAGGTATATCACAGTTAAACATGTCAATCGATGGTTCAATTATGACTGGAGTTTGGGGCACTTCACGGTCGGGCTTGTCAAACAACAAACCCAAAGCCATAGCGTTAGACCCCCAATTCTCAGTCACAAATGAAGACAACGACGACACGGACTGTATGGCATCGCCTATAGTTACACTAGAAATTGCTTCTATGGCGGCATCAACTGACGAACTCCCAGAAGCGGGGTCATCAGCCGGATGTGAACGTTTCGACTTCGAAGGAAACTTGACTTTTGGCATAGGACCATTTGATGATTGAACCTCATCAGTTGATCCAGCCCCGGTTGGATAAGACAAATGAATGTCTGTAAACCGGGCCCACATTTGCATGGTTATGGCATCGGGCATGTTTTCATTCGCTCTTGTTAAGGGAGCGAGAACATCGATTGAAAAGTACGTTGGTTTAGTACCATCGGAAACAACCTTCCAGGCATCTGGCCAGGTATATTCCCAGGTCTTAATAACCGACTCAGCACTAGAGGCAGATATAATGGTAGGATCAAGAACTGATCTCTCATCAAGTCTGTCGCCAGTACCGGCCGGAAACAACGTGAGCATGAGTGCTCCGTAATAGAACTGATTTGTATTCAGGCGAAAAGTAATCTCGATATTAGACCGGTAAAACTGAAACTGACTAAGAACTTGAGCGTTCCTAGTTACAGCCTTCAGAGCCGCATCAATATCAACGAGATACTTCTGTAAGCCCACGGCAAGATTTGGAGTTGAAGCCAAATCTGACGTGGCCCACGTCTGATCATAAATCAGTGCTATACGCTCCAACAATCTAGTATTCTCGAAATGGCCGACAGCGTGAGCATTAGACGCATACCCTGAGGTAGCTTGCTCACCTGTCATACCAATATCTCCGAAACTAAGAGTTGGAGTCTGATACAAGGTCGTATCAACGGCAGACGTTAAATTTTGGGGGCTGTCTGCTTGTACCCCGTTTTGAGCTTCTGTTTGTGTTGCAATCACATATAAACTAGCGTGCCCCGTGATTATAGGGAAGGCCATTGCTGATTAACGATTCAGCACCGTACTTATTGGGCGTAGGAAAGTAAAAACCTATCTGAATTACTAGAGAACAGATTTATCTCTAGGGAATTAACGTCTCCGTGACGTTGGGGTGTTTACGTCTCCCCAGACGGGTGTTTAGCGCCAACCACGGCGGGGACTTTACATATAGTCGTTGGCTCTAAAAGCCAACATAGCCTTATAGTCAAGGAAAGACCAGAGTTGATTGAGTCGTCGCGACTCAGCCAAACACCAGTTATAACATTGACCATAGAACTCTTCACCATAATGGAAAGCCTCCAGTAAAACGGAGTTACACACACTTGCGAATTCCTCCATCCCAGCACTCTTATCACACCACTTAACCATGTTGGCTATAGACCCTTTATTCAAGGGAGCCATAATACCGCACGAACCGCGCACAAACTGTCTCTTTAAAAAAGTACAGTTTTGCCAGTCGACGTGCATATTATCATCTTTAAATGGTGAGGTATAGACCATAGAATAACGTTCCCAGAAGAACTTCTGAAGATACGTCATATTATAGTCACTCAAATGCGGAGGAGTTGAAAAAAGAGAATCGTCGCCAACAAAAGCAGTTTCAATTTCCTTCCAATCTTCCTCGGGATGGAGATTACAAAACGCAATTTTGTGAATCCTCCAATTACAGTACGAATTGAACAGGCTCGTTATGAACGAACCACTAGATGTACCCCAGTGTCTGAGAAACACCAAGCAGATTAATATGTGCCAACCAGAAAAGTTGGCACGTATCACACGCTCGGCTAAATCGGGACTGGGGTGCCATCTACGAACAAATTGCACAAAATCCTCAAGCAGGTCATTCTTAACACTAAGATCATAGTATTTAAAATCACCAGCTCCGAGAGACCGATTTCCACCTCGATCAAGGCGTGCTTTAAGATCACCCCACTGTTTAGAGTGGGGATTGATAGCCAAAGCAATAGGACTACCACTTGGATCGCTCATCATCTCTTCAACGAAGGTTCCTAAAACCATTCGCTGAATAATGAGAGAAGTAAAATCACCAGCTGCAAACAAGCGAGTCTTACAAAGATCATTCTTTTCCTTAGGACGAATTTCATCTTTGAGAGTCTCCTCGAACATAACTGGAACTATAATTCCCTCCTTAAAGAGTTTGAACTTTCTCTCAACATCCGCAATTAGGCGTGGATGTATACGCCGGTTTCCCAACTCATCAAAACAGAGTTGTCGTCGGGTGAAACCAAACCGCTTCCAGTAATAACCAGATGAAGAACTCATATCGAGCGTCTTCATGTACCCCTCGATTCCATAAATGGCTTCCCACAATGAAATAAGGCGTACATTGTTCTGGTTAAAAGTACTGGGTAATATGTCGTCGCTAGTAGTATATTTCAAAGGATACTTCTCGCTACGAGCATATGACTGCTTAGCAAAACCCTCCATAGCAACTTTCAGGGGTGAAAGTCCTTGGTGGGCGACTAGATGAGCAGGCGCATCTGTAGTCTCTGGAACGGGAAAACTTTCATAATCCAATTGGGAAATAGTCAAGTTAGTCTCTTTACTCATGTACACAGCCATGGAACGCATCTCTTGAGGGATGGCTCCAAGAACTTCTATACCTGGGCGTAGACTAGAATCAACAAGTTCAACAGATAAAGCATCGCATGACTGATACTCATCTTTAAACTTTTCCAAATCGGACTTAAAAATCATCACTCCTCGAGCGATATGTTGTGCGGGCCTACCTGCCATATGAATAGCTACTATTTTACCAGTAGATTTATGGGCATAAGCCACTCCACACATTCCCTTATAGTTCTCAATACCATGAAACGTAATGTCCGTCTCAAAGTCTTCATAACCTTCGGGTGCAGGTATGGTATGCACGCCGTTTTCTTTACCTAAAGCTGTGGTAACATGTATAATAGTTGTGTCTTGTTCAGGCAACAATTGTTCATATTGTCCATAGTTCGGTAAAGTATCGGCAAACAATCCAATAATACACCTCTTCGAATGAGCGAGACCCGGGAATTGAACAATCCCAACATCTCCTCGTATTTCCTCGACACACTCCAGCATTGATACAGGCACTATATAATCAAGTGACCGAACCAAACTCACATATCGAACATATTCTTCTCCTTGCTCTCCAAACGCGTAAATCACATGCAGGGGAACAAGCGCTCTCTTTCCTCCAATAAACAAACACCAGCTAGAACTAACCGGTTTAAGTTTCTTCACTTCCTCAAG